CAGCGTCGGCACCGACGGGGAGGGGCAGTCGTGACCAAACAGAAAACCCTGTTCGCCGAGCCCCCGCCAGACGGGGACATCGAGTACATCGGCCAGAAACTGCCCGGGGACTTCGCCGACTACATCCTGCTGGAGCCGGAGGAATTTGACCTCGACGAGGAGCTATTCACTTTGGAGGATGACCCCGCCCCTCCCCCCCAGATCGACCACACAATTCAAGACGTGCAATTGGCGATGAAGGCCCGCGACCACCTGCAATTCTGCACGGAAGACCGGTTGATCTGTGGCATCCCCCTGCGGGTGTGTCCGGAAGGACCGTACTACGCGATTCACCTGACCAAAGTTTTTACGTGGATCGGCGGCGAGTGGCAACCGGCAGATGACCGGGTGATAGTGGGACCGCTGGGGGGTGAGAGATGACAACTCCACCAGCCCCCCAGAGCAACCAGAACGCGGGAGCGGACGAGCGATCTTGCCCGTGGTGTGTGCTGTGGAACGTCGCATTCTCGGCCATGCAGCTGGAGCATCAGCCTTACGATTCGCAGTTCGAGGATCACGTTTGCGGCCTCGTGTCGTGGGGCGGGTCGCTGGCGGATAAACTCGCCGAGCGTGGCACGATGTGCGATGGGTGCCGGCGGTCTGCCGAGATCCAGCGAGGCGACTACCTCGGCAAGGAGCGGCGGGAGTGGCGGGCAGCGATGTGGGCCGAGAACCCCTCGATGCGTTTCATGATGCGACAAGGTCCGAGCGATACTTTCCAGGAGGATGCAAGGTGAAGTTGGAACAGCGAGCGGTCTACAGTCAAGCCGGACGCCTATTCCAGGTGCACGCAACCGTCGAGGTGCGGGAACTGGTGACCGACGGCATCGCCATCCTACGGATCGGCGAGAGCATCCCGGCCAGTGCGACGGACATCCTTCCGCAGCATCGGCAGGATATCGTCGCGGTCATTCAAGCGCTCGCCGAGCGGATCAGCAAAGGGGACTCTCCATGAAGCGCATCCCGCCAAGGCTGGTCGGCTATCGCGTGCGGGATGTGGTCCTTCGCGGGGCCTCGTATCTGATCCGGCGATTCATCTGGGCTGTGTACGATCCAGAAGAGGACGAGACGATCATTGTTGCACAGTTCGAGTTTTGCAGGCTGGCCCGCGAGGATGGGGCAAAGGTGTGGACGGCAATCCGGACGCCCCAAAAGATTCGGGGGCTGGTCGAGGAAGCCCGGAGGGAATGGACATGACCGATCGCGTGCATGAGCCCAGAATTGCAGGAGGCGGCGTTGAAATTTGCGCGAGTCATTTCGGAGGGTGAGCAGTGAGTGAGCCAAAACAAATCGTGTTGCTGTGCGACCAGGCAGACTTCGACGCCATTCAGGATGCCATCGCCCAGAGGCAGGCCATTCGGTGCATGCCAGACAGCGAGGCCGGCAACCTGGCCGGGGCAACCATCGCCGAGATTTGCCGGGGGTGGATGGAGATGAAGACATTTGATTTCGACGATGACGAAGAGGAGTGGAAGAATGCTTGACCGTCCGTGGAATGTCGGCGATGTGATTCACAATCCGCAGGAGAAGCGGACCGCACTTGTAACTGGTGTTGAGGATGGCGCAGAGGGCCGACTGGTGTTTACTTCCATCTGGTGCTATTTGAAACCGCAGGATTGGCACGAAGAAAAAGGCTTCCGACTGGTCCAAAAAAAAGGTGAGACATGACCGATCGCACTTGCTACGCCGGTGTCAGGCCAGCCAGATCACCAGCCCCGCCAGCCCAGCGTAATCGCCGCGTCGAGCAGATGGGCGGGACACACGGCCCCGCCGCAAGCCGCGCGAGGATCGACACGGTGGCGTTGCGACTCCAGCGGCTGGGGCAGATCATTGACGAGCACGACTGGGAGCAGCTAAGAGAGTGGCGGTTGTCGCAGATGATGGCCCTCGGGTTCTTTGAGCAACCGGAATAAACCTTGACGACCTCGCGCCCGTCGCCCACAATCGCTAGCGGAGGTGCCGACATGCAAGCACAAGCGGTTGGGAGTGAGGCAGGGAAACTGTCAGGCCACGATGTGCGACGGGTGGTGTTGCACGTCGTGCAAATGTCGCTGGGGACCGGATTGACCGTACTGGCCGAGAACCTCGGCGGTCTGGGGCTGGGACCGTGGCAGCCGATCGCGGCGGTGGGTGTGACGGCAGCGATCGACCTGCTGAGGCGGTGGGCGACATCGACGGCAGTGGTGCCGGTAGGGCCGAAGCAGTGAACACAATTGTCGGCGTGGTGGTCCTCGGGGTCGCCCTCCTGGCGCAGGTGGCTCCCGTGCTGGCGACTGTGGCCGACGCTGGACAGAGCGGCGCGACCGTCTCTCCCGGTGCCGTGTTCGAGGCGTTTCGCGATGCCCTCAATGTGGGCGTGATCGGCGTGGTGATCTGGGCCATTCGGTGGAGCGTGACCAATCTCGGACCCAAGGCGATTGAGGCAGCGGACCGGCATAACAGCCTGATCGCGAAACTAGAGGCGGCGATTGACCGGCTGGAGCAGCAGCATCAGACGGTCCAAAGAGACATCAAGGAACTTCACCAATCCTGTGCGAATTGGAAGCCCAAACAATGACACCTGAAGAACTCGAAACCCGCCTGCAAAAGGCCCTCGCGCTGCTGCCACCCCCTGCCGGAATTCCCCCGGCGAGCAACAATCCGCGACTGCAGCAACGGGCACAGGAATTGATGATCCGCGTCATGGAAATCATTCAGGCGTTGGTCACTATTGGCCCCCCGTCGCCTGTGGTGCCGACTCCTCCCCCGCCGAGCCCCACGCCATGAATTGGCCCCGCCTGATCACACAGATTTTGAGCGTGCTGTCTGGCCTGATCGCGACCGGCAACCTCGGTCGCCTCACCACGGCGGACGGCACCCCCAGTGAACTCGCGGTGTGGGCTGGGATTCCCGCGCTGCTGGCTGCGGCTGGCGGTGTGGGGCAGGCATTTCTGGCCAAGCCATCGGGCGACACGGCCAAGCCGGGCAGCCCGGGGCATCGCGAGGTGTGCCAGAGCGTCTACGAGTTGGCGGTTGCGTGCGAATGGGATCGGCTGACAGCGGTGGTCAAGGCGTGGCAAGCGACCAACCCGGAGAGCCCCAAGCCGTGAGACTCCTCTGGCCGCTGATCCTGCTGGTGGGGTGCGGTTGTGCTCCAGTACGTCATCCCGGAGACGTGAGCCCCACCCCGCCAGCGGATGCGGTCGAGCAGGCGGCCCGGGAGTTCAGGTCGACTCTGTTCCGCGAGTTGAGCGAGCGTGCTGCCAAGGCTTGCGAGACCGATCCGGGGGACTGGGCGTCAGCGGCTGAGGCGTGGAGAGCGGAGCAGGTCGAGGCCCGACGTGTGGCCAATGAGCGGCTGGAGGCGGCGATTCTGCAGGCGGCAGGGGAACAGGACAAATGGGATCGGGAGCGATGGCGGAGTGTGCTGTTGAGTCTCTCGCGGGGGTGGCAGAATGAGTGACCGCTGGGCCGTCCATCATGGCGATTGCCGCGAGGTGATGCGGACTCTCGACCCCGAGAGCATCGATAGCATCGTTACCGATCCGCCCTACGCCCTGGGATTCATGGGCAAGGGCTGGGACACCTACAGCACGGGTCGCAAGCAGAAGCACAACAACAGGTTCGAAGAATTCATTTACGACGTCTGTGAGCATGCCTTTCGAGTAGCCAAACCAGGAGCCCACCTACTCGCGTTCGGCGGCACCCGCACCTATCACCGTCTCGCGTGTGCCATCGAGGATGCCGGGTGGGACATCCGCGATTGCGTGATGTGGGTCTACGGCAGCGGGTTCCCGAAGTCGCACGACGTGAGCAAGGCAATTGACCGGGAGGCGGGGGCAGAGCGGGAGGTGGTGGGAAGCAAGTTGGGTCAGCCGGGCTACTCACTCACCGATGGAAAGGGCGGGCTATACGGCGGAGGATTCGGTGCCAACGGAACCGGAGAAGGCGAATGCGCCATCACCGCCCCCGCCACCGAAGCCGCGAAGCAATGGCAAGGCTGGGGTACTGCCCTGAAGCCAGCCTACGAGCCGATCATCGTGGCCCGGAAGCCACTGCGGGGGACTGTAGCAGGGAACGTTCTGGAGTGGGGCACGGGCGGGATCAATGTGGATGGGTGCCGGGTGGGCCGGGACACCTACGACGTGTCGGGCTGGAGCCAGACGGGCTCCAAGGCTTCCGAGAACCGCGCGATGAGCGGCGGCAACTACGCCCGCGACGCAAAGCCCGACGCCGAGGGTCGCTGGCCCGCAAACTTCATCCACGACGGCAGCGAGGAGGTGGTGGGGTTGTTTCCGGAGACGAAGAGCGGGACGGGCGGACAACCGCAGACGGCACAGCGTCGGGGAACAAGCGAACTTGTTGGGCTGTCGTCTTCAGGTACAAAGGTTGGCCACGACGACTCTGGCTCTGCCGCCCGCTTCTTCTACTGCGCCAAGGCGAGCAAGCGGGATCGGGATGAGGGGTGTGAGGGGATGCCGACGATTCGCGTGAAGATGAACAACGGTAACGATGCGGCAGGCGACCCAGTTTCCGACCGCTTCACGAAGATGGCACGCAACCATCACCCCACCGTCAAGCCAACCGACCTGATGCGATACCTCTGCCGATTGGTCACGCCCCCGGATGGGCTGGTACTCGACCCATTCACCGGCAGCGGGAGCACGGGCAAGGCGGCGATGCTGGAGGGGTTTCGGTTTGTTGGCTGCGAGTTATCCGCCGAGTACATTGAGATTGCACGGGCGAGGATCGGACACGCTGCCGGACAGTCACGACAGAAGGAGTTGGCCTTAGCATGAGTGAAGAGCACGGTCTAGGCTGCCTAGAAGCATCACCCGCTCATATTGGTCTGGTCGACCGTGTCTGCAGTGCTCCGCCGGTGTACGACGGCGACATCCCCGAGACGCTGAACGCGCGGCGGTGGCTGCGGATCATGAATCAGGGGCCGCGTAATGCGTGTTCCGGCTGTGCGCTGCAACAGGCCCTAGAGGAATCCCGGCTGTTCGATCTGGGGTTCGCGGCGCACCCGGAAGACCTATCGGCCCGATTCTCCTATGTCGCGGCGCTGGAATGGGCGCAGACCCTCCACCGTGGGGACAACGGCGTATCGATCGAGGCCGTTGTGATGGCTTCGAGGGATACGGGGTCAGTGCTGGAGAGCGAGTACCCATACTGGCGGCAGGGTGAACTGTTTGAGACCGAGTTACCATTGAATCTCTTGACGCTGGCGAAACTCCATCGAGTGCAGTCTGTCGCGAGAGCAACCACTGGGGAGGAGGTGATCCGACGGCTTGGGGCAGGGATCGGAGCCACTGTGTTCGGCATGTTTTGGACGACCGAGATGGGCGCATACACTGGCGGGATCATCGAGCGCGTGCCCGGTGGTCGGTCCCTCGGTGGTCACGCTGTTTGCGCAGTCGACTACGACCGAAGACGCGGGATCATCTGGGTGGCCAACTCCCACGGCGAGCGGTGGGGTGATGGCGGGTGGTTTGCGGTCACGGTCGACACGATGACACAGTTGCTTTCGCAGCCCTTCGGGGCGTACACGATCAGCGGCGTGCAGGGGTTTGCCCCTCGGAAATACCGATTCAAGGACTTCATGGCGTGAAGACAATCATCATTCTCGCGGCCCTCGGTCAATTCACCGACCCGGGGCCAATCCAGACCGGGGAGAAAACGGGGACTACTCACCCCCGGGCACCGATTTCAGCGAACAACGAGACGTCATCACTCGTTGCGAACGCGGCGGCGCTCCCCCGCGTCTGGATGGTCACGAGCCCGAACTGCCCGCCGTGTGCTGCGGCCGATGCGTGGATCGCCCAAAATGGGTTTCCGTTCGCGGTGACGAAGACCAACCCGCAGAATGGGCAATCAACGCCCACTTGGGTGTTCCAGGGGCACGACGGAAAATACTGGCAAATTGTCGGCTGGCGTGGCCGCGAGACGGTCGAGCAATTGGTGGCAGCATACCGCGACAAAAACCCCGTCAGTGAGCCTGTAGCGGCCCCACGGCGAGCCCCGGAGGCAGAGTCGACCGTTGACACCGTCCGGCGATTTGCGGGGCGTGGCGGGCGGTTTGTGTTCGTGCCAGACCAGCCGCAGACGGCGACGGTGACCGACGGGGTCACGCTGCAGGTGGGCGAGATCCGGGGGAGGTACGATCTGAGTGGACCCGAGCCGCGCATCACGTTCGACGATCCGACGCCTCGGGGTACGGTGAGCAAGTTTGGGCTGG